CCAAGTGTTTCTAAATCGCTATCACTAGAATATTGTAAACCTAAAGCACCTCCAAAAGATTTTAGGTTGCTATACGTTTTTATTGTACCATCTATATTAATTGCTTTCATATCTTATTTTTTAGCTTGGTGTTGTATCACTTACATAGGTTAATACTGAATAGTTGAAAACAGCATTTGCTGAATCACTAATACATTCTATCATTAAAGCATTCGTTGCTGAACCATCGTAGTCATTACCACCTAGCTTGTTAAAAGTTTCACTTGTTGCAGCGTTAGAATCTAAAGTAATTGTTTGTGCTCCTGTAAGGTTGTGAATAGTTAAAACTTGACCTGTGTTGAAGTTTGTAAAATCAAATTCTATTGCTCCTGATAAAGAAGAACCCATTACAAAGTTAGTAGCTGCTGACCAATCAACAGTTACTGCTCCTGTATAAGTTGTTATACTTCCACTTGCTGTATATCTGTTTTCTAGTTTAGCGTGAGTTATATTGTCATTTAAAACTTTTGCTGTAGTAACTGCATTTGCGGCTATTGTTAAAGCTGCCGAGCCTGTTACATCTCCTGTATGAGTTGCATTTGGACTTGAGTTTGTAACTGTAACATCTCCTGTAGCACTTGAAACAGATATTGCTGTTCCTGCTACGATAGAATTAACATCTCCTGCATCATCAGAATATAATTCTGTAAAATTGTCATTACAAATATCCATCGCTTGTCTGAGCGTTGAGCCAGTTCCGTCGTTGGCAGTGGTTCCTATATTTATTGTTTGTTTAGCCATAATTTAAAATTGTGTTGCGTCTGCTGTAAATTGTGTCGTATCCGATGTTATTTTTGTTGTATCTGCTGTTAATGCTGAGCCGTCAGCGTCAAACGGGTAAATAATTCCCCATCCATTAGAAGCATTTACATCTCCCCACCAACTTATTTTATAAATACTACCAAATCCCATACATTTATATAATTACTTTTTTACGTTTTTGTTATATATCTTTTTTAAATAGTTTTTTAACTTAACAACGTTTTGCTGTTTTGGTTTGTATTTTCTTTTTATCATAAAACCCATCCACTAAAATCAGCGCTTTTATCTGGATACACATCTGAGTTGTTATTCGTGTAATATTCAGGATATAAACTTGATGCGTTAAAAGAAAAGTGTTCAATCATTCTGTCAGTGTAATATTGTGCTGTTGTTCTTTCTTTTTCAATTAAAAAATCAACTTCTTCTTTTGATACACTTTCTGAGTTTTCTGAAGTTCCTTTGAATATGCCTTTATTAGAAACTGAATATGCAGCAAATGGAAGATATTCAACCATTGCCCAATGAACTAAACAGGGTTTTATATGATTTTCTACTAAAGTAGCATAATTACCCGCTAGATTGCCCGCTATTATATCAGTTGAAATTTTATTATATAAGTCAGTTCCTATATAATTTTGAATATGTATATTTTGGGCAATTTTTACATATTGTATAAATTTGTCTGTATCAACTCCGCCCGAAACGTTGGTGTATTTTACAATATCTTTACGAGTAACAAATAATGCTTCTGCCATTTTTATCTATTTATAAATCCTTGATTAGGCATATCTTTTGGTTTCATAGATACTTCTTTTTCGTTTACAGGATTGAATCCTTCTTTTCTTGCTTTATTTGTCGATATGTTTGGGTCTATATTTGCAATATTACCACTTGTTTTATCTCTAAACGTTTGTCGCAACCATTTATGGTGACACGACCCTCCACCTTTATAAAGCCAAATGCTATAAGTGTCAGAACTACCCGATGGGCCCCAACCTTTATTGACTGGTTTACTTCCCATTGCTATAATATCTTCTTTTCTATATAGTTTATTGGCTTTTACCATATCAATACAAAACTTTCTACTATTTGAAGATGTTTTATTAGGACTATATCTATATCTTACTTTAAATTTAACTCCACGAACTTCTTTATCTTGTTTTGATTTAGAATTAGGCGTTGCCGTTCCAGTTGATACCAAGCCAATCATTTTATCAAGCGCTTCTTCTTGTTCATAATCAACTTCCCTTTCATCAACCAGCTCCCAATTTTCTAAATCTTCTTCTTCACCGTATTGACTTAATAATTCAAACATTTCATTGTCATCAAATTCGGTGCTTAAATCACATTGACTTGTTAAACTTGCTTTAACACCCGTTTCTTCTTCACGCGCTTCGTTTGTTATAGCGTTGTCTGTTTCAATAAAAGATAAAGGTTGTAATGTTCTAAAGTAAAGTTTTAAACTAATGCCGTTAACTGCTAAAATGTCGTCAATACATTCAGTCAATAAATCTTGATATGGTTTAATTGTAATATTATCAAACAATAAAGATGCTGTTTTTATTTCGTCAGCATTTGAACCAAGACCATTATTTTCTGCTCTTATTCCTAAAAGCAATGGACTTGTTATTCTATGGCCTACAATTAGTTTTTTGGAACATTCATTAGATAAATACTCATAATGTGCTGGCGCATCGTTTAATGGAATATCGTCAACTGTTGTTTTACTTTCTGCATTGTTATTGAATGCTATTACAACTTTTTCTCCTCTCGCACCTGTAAGCTTTCGCATTACATCGTTTTTAATTTGAAGTTGTTGGTTAGCGTCTGGTACCCCGTTATTAAAATTTACCACCTTTGTGCCAGAAAAATTATTTTGAACGTCATTTATTAAATAATCCGCTATTTCGCTTTCCAATTCCGCGTATGCTAAAGCGCCTTGATAATCGACGGGACAATAATAATCATAACCACTAACATACTTTTTACAAATTTTAATTTCACTTTCTGTGCCATTACCAAATCCAAATGCCGCGATTCTTTTTGGTTTATCGTTTGGTTTTACTTTTGACCAATCAGCTGAATAATAATATCCTTCAATATCACCGTCTTCATTACATTTTTCAGCTCGTAATGTTTGTCTTGGAAAATGTTCAGCTTTTACAACCTGTTTGTCTTTGTATAAAACTTGAAACGAGCCTTCTCCTAATAATTTTAAATCTAAACAAACTTTTCTCAAACAATTATCAGATATTATTGAACGCATCGAAGCATATTCGTTTGGCTTTTGATTATTATTTAAAGCGTCAAGGCCTTTGCCGTACATCATATTTACAACGCCATTAATTATTGAATGATTAGTTGTTGAATTAGTGTATAAATCAATTAAATATTGATAGTAATTATTGTCATCCCCATAATTTACCCAATCTCTTTTTTTATCTTCACTTATTTTGGGTCGATTATAAGACGCTAAATTAACAATGTGTAAGTTATCCATTAAATTGTAATAAATTCGTTTGTGGTGACGTTTGAAACATACTCACCGTTGTTTATTGTGTATTGTGGCAAGTTGGTTTGATTAGTGCAATAAATTTTATCTTTAAATACAACGTCAGTTCCCGATAAAACGGTAAGCATATAATAAATGCCTTGTTTTAAAGTCGTAAAAGCAGCTGTATATCTATTATAATAAAGATTTTGTGTTACACCTGTAGAAGCAACGCTATATATGTTTTTGTTTTTTGTTTCATCAACTATGTTAAAAGTATAAGACGCGCCAAGTGTGAATTCTCTAGGAATAAAATCTATGTTTTGAGCGTTACTCGTTTCTTTTAATATTATCATATATATATAATAAAAAAAGTTGTTTTTTGTTAAATAAAATAATAAAATAAATTGTTAATTATTTGTTTGTTAAAATAATTGTTGTATATTTACAAAGTAAAACAAAAACAAACAACTAGAAATTATGACTGCTACAATATCAAAAAACCTAAATACAAATAAATTTGAAGTAAGAAAATGGGATAATAATCATAATGTTATAGAAACATTTACTTCAAAAAAAAGAAGTATCGCATCAGAGATATTTATAAAATGGTATTTTAATAGAAAAGAGTAAAACAACAACAACTAAAACAAACAATATGTACAATCAAAAAACAAGTCAAAATAATTTAACAATACAAGCTTTACAAACAGCTTACAATAATGGGTTAATGACTGACAAACAATTTACCAGTTCAGTTTTAGCTATATTAAAATAATAATAAAAAACAAAAACAATGAAAACACTTACAACAATAAAAACAGAATTAAAAATAATTGAGTTTAAATCACACACTTTAGGTGAGTTATATGAAATAGAAGTTTTATATCACAATAATATGTCTAAAATAAATGGTCAAATTCAAGCTGGAAGAATACTTTCAATTAGAGATAGTTTGGGTAATAAAATAAAAGGAGACGATTACAAAAATGTTGAATACGATTTTTATAATAAAGTAGATTCTTTAAATAAAAAAACATTATCAAAACAAATTTTTTAAACAAAAAAAGAGGGCGTATAGCCCTCTAATTTATCAAAATCAAAAACTCTATTAAGAATTTGTTCCTTCTGTTATTGTAATAGTTCCAGACAATCCTGGGAAATCAGTTACAGAAAACGGATAATCAACCGCTGAATTAGCAACAGAAATTTCTAAGAAATTAGCTGGTACTTTTTCTTGAGCATTGAATGTAAGTGTATATCCCGAGAGTTCCGACATTGCCGCCCCGGTTACAATAGTTCCGCCATTTACGTCGGCTCCGTGTTCAAGTCCCATTATCATTACATTACCATTATAATCTTCAATTGCAACGTGTGGTCTTCCATACGCTAATAATTTTAACTCCTTATTATCGGCAGCTGATAATTTTTTCAATGTAATATTCAACGTTTGGTCATAGAACGTTGTTCCAGTCTCACGACTTGATGTTACAGTTTGTTCTAAAGAACTGGCTCCTTTAACTTCATACTTATATGCTGTCAAAGAGTTAGCAGTCCCGCCAATTGTTGAACCAGTAAGGTTATCAATAACATCAGTGTGTGTGCTATCGTAACTTACAGTCCCTAATTTACCGTAATCGATAAAATAGATATTTTTTATGCCCCCCACACTATCTTTGCAGGGTTCTTTTCTTCCTAAGGTTAAGTCACAGGCCATTTGTATGTTTTTTTAAAAAAAAAAGGTGAGTAGGCACAATTGGCTTACCCACCTAATTTATTTGGTTAATTATATATTAAGAATAAAGCACGATATCTGAGCCAATTCCGTATTGAACTCCGGCGCTGAACCTCATTACAACTCTTACATTTTTGGATCCGTCTATGTCAGCCATATCTAAAACCTTGACCTCATTATGGTCTGATAAAAGACCGGTGCCAAAGAAAAGATTAGTTTTTTCAGCAGCGACCATTGTATTATCAGCAAGGCCATTTGCTACAGCAATTGAAATTCCATCAAATGTTAATGATTGTCCACTGAACCATTGAGTTCCTTTTGAATCAGTACCAGCATTTGATGTAGCTGCAACAGAAAATCCACCTAACGCACGAACGTATGCTCTTGCGACATTCTGCGACACATAAATTGTCATATCCTCACTTGAATATAAATTAGAATTAATCGCATCTACAACTAGGCCTAATTTTTCAACCGCATTGGCTGAAGTAACCGCTGCGCCACCACCAACGTCAGTAACATCAGCATCAGCTAACATTAATTCTTTGAAACCAGCAAATTGTCCAGCTGTGGCTGCTGCTCCGTTCCAAATTGATTGCTCAGTTCTTTGTGCTACTTTACTAGCAACGTGAGATATTAAAAAATCAGCAAATGAAGATGGTAAAGAATCAAAAGAAGAATAACCCATTGAGATTGCATCCCAATCTGATTCGAAGTCTGATTTACACAATTGTAAATTTACTTGTTGTTGAACCGGTTGAATAATTCTTTCGGTTAAAGTTAGTTGAGAAGTTGGGTCAAAATCACAAGATGCACTTTTTACGATGTCGTCACTTGATACTTTTTTGATTACTTCTTTAAATTTGATATTTGGTTTAATTGTTATTAATCCATTATCTAAAGTTGAACCACTTAAAAGCGCTGCGGAGATATACTGCCCAGCAAA